CCTCCTTAATCCTAAGAAGGAGGTGGAATCGTTCCGCAAGAATGTTGCTCTTATGACCTATGGCGATGACAATGCTATGAATGTATCCCCCAGAATTGATTTTTATACTCATACTGCTATTCAAGGTGACTTCGCCAAGTTTGGCATCACTTACACAATGGCTGATAAAGAAGCGCAGAGTGTGCCTTTCATTTCGATGGAAGACTGCTCTTTCCTGAAAAGGAAGTGGCGCTTCAATACCACCACCTGTGCTTTTGATGCCCCCCTGGATGAAGAATCTATTGAAAAGTCGTTGACTGTGTGGGTTCGTTCTAAGAACGTTCTTCCGCAGGAGCAGGCTGTAGACATTGTCTCGTCCGCTCTTCGCGAATATTTCTTTTATGGAAGGGAAAAGTTTGAGGAAAAGAGAAATCTGTTTCAACAGATGCTCTATGACCTCGATTTGACTCTATACATGAAGGAATCCACTCTGCCAACATATGACTCGTTGATCGAGAAGTGGAACCAAACTTCTGATCAATTAAAGCACGTGAGTTTACTTGGTTTGCGACACTAGAAGAGTGTCGCATCGTCCACCATGACGTAAAAAGGGGGAAGGGCCTTTGGGAAAGGTCCGATGGATATCGTAAAGCAAAATTCCCCGGTGTGAGTATTTTACTTCTTGCTAAATAATGACAATAAGTTTACCAAGTCGGATTCACATTAGAAATTCGCCAGAGCGATCCTCAAAGTCCCTTTTTAGGGATGGGTTTGGCTGAGCCCACATAAATGTCAAAAATTCCTTTGGTTTGGGTGAACCTTAGGAGTTCTAATTTCACCTGCTACTAATACTACTAAAACAGCGTCTGGAGACCACCTTACTCCAGACACTGCTTCTGAGTCACAGAATGTTGTGACTAAGGTGGAAAACCTCGTCTTCAGGGATCAAATCCCTGGGGACACAGTAGAATACGAACCCATTACGGATGATACTTTCTGGGACGGTCATGATGATGACTGTCATTTGCAAGAATTCTTGTCTCGACCGGTTCGAATTTATACTGGTACTTGGGACGAAGCAGGCATTCAAAATGTCTTCATTGCTCCCTGGGATCTTTACTTCAATGATCCTCGTATTAAGAAGAAGCTCGACAATTATGGTCTTATTAGGTGCGATTTGAAAATCAAAATAATGATTAACGCCTCGCCTTTCTTTTATGGCCACATGCTTGCCTCCTATAAACCTTTGGTCCCTTTTGGAGGTGGCATTATTGACGAGTTTTCTGGTTCACGACTCATCCCAATGTCACAACGCCCTCACCTGTGGATTTATCCGCAGGAGAATCAGGGTGGAGAAATGACTCTCCCTTTCTTTTACCACAAGAATTGGTTGCGTATTGGCACGCGTCAAGATTTTCTTGATATGGGTGCTCTTAATTTTTCTTCGGTAATACCTCTCCGAAACTCTAATGGAGTGACCGCCGAGTCTATTGAGTACCAAGTTTACGCTTGGGCCTCTAATGTCTCAATGGCTGCTCCTACTACTGGATTGGCTCTTCAAGCTGGTAATGTTCCAACTAAGAAGAAAGCCGATTCTAAGATTAGAAAGGACGGACGGGTCTCCCGTAGTCAAGGTGCCGGCGATGTTACTTACAAAGCCAGAACCGAACATACCCC